CACAATGTGCAGGTACAGTTTCTATTAGTGCAGGTTCACCTACAGTAAATGGTTCTGGTACTACTTTTACTACAGACTTTGCAGCAGGTGATGATATTAAAATAACTTCTAATGAAGGAAGTTATATTTATAAAGTTTTATCTATTACAAGTAATACTGTATTAACAATGGAAACTAATGCAGTTACAACTACTACAGAAAATAATTTAACTTATTATATTGGAGGAATACCTGTAGGTAGTTTAGCTGGTGCTACTACTATACCTAGAACTAATCAAACCAATGTTCAGTTTATAAATTTTGAATCTACAGGTGGTCAAAATGGTACTTTATATTTTGTAGATGGACAAAATAAAATAGGTGAGTTTTCAATTCATGATGATGGAACTTATCATTTTGAAGATATTAATCTTTCTGGTCCTTCAGGATGTTCTTTAATAGAACGATATTCTGAAAGAATTATAGTATCTGGACAATCTCTTAATCCTAGTACTATTTATTATAGTACTAGATTAAAACCTTATGATTTTACAGGAGCTTCATCAGGTTCTATTGATGTAGGAGACATAGTTACTGGTATAAAAGTCTTTAGAAATAGCTTAATTATATTTTGTAAAAATAGTATATTTGAGTTGACAAACCTTGATTCTACTCCTATAATTAAATCAGTAACTAAAAATATAGGTTGTGTAAGTGGCAACTCAATTCAAGAGATAGGTGGAGATTTAATTTTTCTTGCACCTGATGGATTAAGAACAATTGCTGGTACAGCTAGAATTGATGATGTTGAACTAGGTTCAATTAGTAGAAAAATTTTACCATTAATAAATGATATAATAAATAATTTAAGTAACTATACAATTTCTAGTATGGTTATTAGAGAGAGAAGTCAATACAGATTATTCTATTATCAATCTGGTCAAGCTAACTCTGGTCAAAAAGGAATTATAGGAACATTCAAATATAGTTCAGAAGGTATACCTGCATTTGAATGGAGTCAAACAAAAGGATTACCTGTAACACATTGTACTTCAGATTTAAATAGTAGTGGAACTGAAGTATTATTTCATGCAGATGAATCAGGTTATGTGTTTCAACATGATACTGGTAATAGCTTTGATAGTTCAAATGTTGTAGCAGAATTTCAAACACCAGATATGGATTATGGTGATAATGGTTTAAGAAAAAGTTTATATAAAGTTAAAGCTAATATTGAACCTGAAGGAACACAAAACGATTTACAATTAAGAATTCGATATGATTTTGAAAGTGGAGAAGTTCCTCAACCAGGAAATTTTTCAGTAGGTAACTTAAGTTCAGCTTCATTATTTGGTACAGCAATATTTGGTACAGCAACTTTTGGAGCAACAACATTACCAAGTAAAAGTATATTAGTAACTGGAAGTGGTTTTTCTAATAACTTTAAATTTTTTAGTGATGATACTAATGCTCCATATTCAGTAAATGGAATGTTTGTTTCATTTATAGCAGGAGGAAGAAGATAAATTATGGCAGGATATACAAGACAGAGTTCAATTAATGATGGTGATACAGTCACAGCATCATTATTTAATAATGAATACAATCAACTTTTAGCAGCCTTTAATAATTTAACAGGACACAAACATGATGGTACTGCAGCCGAAGGACCTGTCATAGGTTTAATTGGAGATGCAGGATTAACAACTCCTTTAAATAAAGTTTTAATAGATACAACTAATGACCATGTAGAATTCTATGTAGATGTAGCAGGTACATCAACAGAACAATTTAGAATACAAGATGGTGCTATTGTACCTATTACAGATAATGATATTGATTTAGGAACATCTTCTTTAGAATTTAAAGATGCATACTTTGATGGTACAGTAAATTTAGATAGTTTAGTAATTGGAGCATCATCTGCTATTACAAGTGTTGATACAGATTTAACTTCAGTATCTGCAAGTGATGACACATTAGCTTCTGCTAAAGCAATTAAAACATATGTTGATTCAGTTGCGACTTCAAGTGATTTAGATTTTCAAGCAGATTCAGGTGGAGCTTTATCAGTTGATTTAGATTCTCAAATATTTGGATTAATTGGTGGAACTGGTATTGATACTGTTGGTTCAGGACAGAATGTAACTTTTAATATTGATGGAACAGTAGCTACATTAACTGGAACTCAAACTCTTACAAATAAAACTTTAACAACACCAATCATTTCAACTATCTCTAATACTGGTAGTTTAACTTTACCTACATCAACTGATACATTAGTTGGAAGAGCAACATCAGATACTCTTACTAATAAAATTATTAATGTAGATAATAATACAGTATCTAATATTGAAGTTGATAATTTAAAAACAGGTGTACTAGATACAGATTTAAATACAGTATCTGTTAGTGATGATACTCTTGCTTCAGCTAAAGCAATTAAAACTTATGTAGATGCTCAAGATGCAAACATTGCGTCTGATACTTTAACTTTTACTAATAAAACATTTAATGCAAATGGTACTGGTAATAGTATAACTAATTTAGAAGTTGCAGATTTAGCTGCAGGAGTTTTAGATACAGACTTAACAACAGTTTCAGTTTCAGATAATACTCTTGCTTCTGCAAAAGCTATTAAGACTTATGTAGATTCTGCAGTTTCTACAGCAAATGAATTATCAGAGTTAACTGATGTTAATATTACAACACCTGCAGATGGTGCTTTATTATTTTATGATACAGCAACATCTAAATGGATTGATAATATTGTATCAGGTGATATTAGTATTCTTGATACTGGAGTTGCTTCTATTAATTCTGGAGTAATTGTTAATGCAGATATTAATGCAAGTGCTGCAATTGATGCTTCTAAATTAGCAGATGGTTCAGTATCAAATGCAGAATTACAATATATTAATAGTTTAACTTCTAATGCTCAAACTCAATTAAATAGTTTAAATACTTTAAAAGCACCTTTAGCTAGTCCTACTTTTACAGGAACAGTTATTGCTCCAACTCCAACAGTTGGTGATAGTTCAACTAAAGTTGCTACAACAGAATTTGTTACTAATGCAGTTGCACTAGAAAACGAATTATCTGAAATGAATGATGTAAATATTACTTCAGTTACAGATGCAGATTTTTTAGTTTATGATAGTGTAGCTACTAAATGGGAAAATCAAGCTATATCAGGTGCTGTTACAATTAATAATACTGGAGTTGCTACTTTAGCTTCTGGTATTGATTCAACAAAAATAGCAAGTGGTTTAGTTAGTAATACAGAATTTGAATATTTAGATGGAGTTACATCATCTATTCAAACACAAATCAATTCTAAACAAGCAACTATAGATGCTGCAAATAGATTAAATGCAAATTTAGTAGGTGATGGTACAATTGATAATACTGAATTTAGTTATTTAAATGGAGTAACTTCAGCAATTCAAACACAAATAGATAATAAAGCAGGTGCAGGTTTTGCTATTGCAATGGCAATTGCTTTGTAGTTTGTGTTGACAATACAACAAAAAAAATATATAATAAGGGATAAACATGGCACAAAACTTTAGAAGATACACAAGCAATGATGTAGGAGCAAGTCCTGCAACTATTTTTACTTCAGACAGTTATGATACTGTAGTAGGAATTAGTGTAGCTAATGTTACAAGTTCAGCAGTTAATTGTTCTGTCTATATTAATGATGGAGTCAATGACATTTATCTTGTTAAAGATGCACCAGTTCCAAGTGGTTCATCATTACAAGTATTAGATGGTGGTGCTAAATTTGTAGTACAATCTGGAGATGCTCTAAAAGTTGTTTCAGACACAGCTTCATCTTTAGATGTTTGGGTATCAACAGTTGACGACATCAGTTCATAGGAGAAATAATTAATGCCTTTTATTGGAAACCAACCAGCATTAAGTTATACAAGTTTTGCTAAGCAAGACTTTACTACAAGTGCGACTACATCTTACACATTAGACCAACCTGTAGCTAACGCAAATGAGTTAGCATTATTTATAAACTTTGTAAGACAAGA